CCATAGGAGTTGAACTCCTATGGGTCTTTTATTTTTTTATACTGTATACATTATTGGTTGATTTGTATTTGCTGGGTTAACATAGTTATCTCTTAAGAATTCTACAATATCAGTTCTTCTTGAAGCCTGAGCTTCTAACGTAGATAATTTTAAATCGATATTGGCAAATACTGTTTCAATTCCATCATAGTGTTTTAAGTGTTCATATAAGAATACAGCGACATCAGCTTGAGCTAGCTGTTCAAATGTTTCCATTTTGGTTGGTTCGATAGTCATAAGATTATCAGGGTGTTTTACAAATACACCAATAGTTACATTTTGCATTAGATTATTTGTATTACCACCTAAAGCCATTTGGAGTTTAACCATATTAGGAGGAATAAAATCTAAGTAAATGCCGCTATTAAATAATGAAGATACATCTGCATAGCTTTGGGCTAGCATCATGCTATCACCATTCATAGATCTAGCTAATACATTATAGATGCCATAGCCAGAATATTGTTGGAGACCAGCACGTTCATTATCAATATCACTCCAAAGAATATCCTTAACGCCTAGGATTTCATAATTATCTGGAATGTGACGGTCTAATAGATAGTATCCATCTTTCATATCTTCTTTAGTTAATTGGACTTTAACCATATGAGGAAAGAATCGACTAAATGTAGTCAATGTATCAGGTTTAATAACCGAGTCTGCCCAGTTTTTCTTCTGTAATTGTTCAGGTAAGTTCAAAGGAGCTGTACCTAAACGTCTTTCTATTTTATTTACGACATCTGTCATTCTGTTATACATATATTGTCATAGCTCCTTTTTAAAAAGCACATTTTAATGATATACTATAATGTTGAAGGAGGCCTGTATAAATGAATAAGTTTGACATAATCGAATTGGGACAACAGACAATGCAATTTACATATGATACGTTCAATGGTAAAGTTAATCATATTGATCCATATACAAAATTAATTTTTGTTTCTGGATATTTGGAGAAGATGACTAATATAGCCCGAACTTCCCCATACGGATACATCTATGTGAGTTTAGATGCATTCTATGACACAGTTACAACTCACCCATATCATACAACTGATGCAATCAGAAATCTTGCTATGGAAATTATTATTCATGAGTTAACTCATGTAGATCAACTAATTGATTTAAAACACATCAAATACAATATTGAATATCGTCAAAGTATTGAAGAGCAATGTGTTAAGAAATCTTGTGAATATATTTTAGATAATATTGGATTCATCCAAAGTGTTGGATTACCAGTATTCAGAGAAATGTATGAACCAAGATATGAAGCTCTAAAGAATGTAATTTATTTTCAAAAATATCCAGAGCTTGTAGCTATGGTTAAATTAGAATCTATTATCGGTCCATCTTTTAAGCTATACGTTAAAGGAGATGTCTTCTTAGACTTTACCGATAAGCTAGGAAATAATCATAGAATTATGGTAGCTAAAGATCGACAATACATCAACTCTCAAGTATTGAATGATATTTGTGAATTTTTATTTATCAATAAGAACTTTAATATTGAATTAAAATCTACTGAAGATGAAAATCTAAAGAATACTTTAGAAATAAAAATCACCCAAGGAGTTTAACTCCTTGGGTTGTATTTATTTTTTTTGATTAATATTGTTTTTTAGCCCATTCCATGATTTCATCTTTGATATATTTTTCAGGAGACATAATCAAGGAAGCACCAGATTCATCAAATAATTGTACATTACCATTTTCAAGAACTTGCATGTTACGTTTACCAAATTCCATTACATCAGAAATCATATCTACGTTTGCAGATTCAGATTGGATATAACTAATAACTGCAGGGTTATTGATAGGAATGATACGGCCAGTATAAGATTCTTCAACTATAACTTCATTTGTGTTAGTTAGATCACCAGCAGATTCATTAAGAAGTTTAGTGGTATATGCACGTTTATGAGATGGATAAATTACACGGTCCCAAGTAATAACTTTTAAGTTCTTTACATATGATTTACCACCCATAGATTCGAGATTACCAAGGGCACGAAGACTGAAACTTGGAAGCTCGCCATCTAGGAGATCTTCATTAAAGTTACGACCGTATTCAGTATTTGTACCAGTGAATTTAGCTAACACATCAGTGCCTTCCATCCAGATATCTAAGTATTTAACACATACTAAACGTGGATCGATTGTAGATTGACGTTGTACACTAGATTCCATTGGGTGACCATCTTCACCCTTCATATTACCAGTTCTGATTAATTCTTTTGTACGTTCACAAGCAATTTGAGCTTTCATGTCATTAGTAGCATAAGTACGTTTATTACGGTTTACTACATCTGTATCTTGAAGGATACCTTGTGCAATAGGTTTATTGTTGATATTTTCAACAATTTTTGTTTCTCCAACGGTCATTGGAGCTTCATGTATAATAAATGGGATGCACTTTTCCATTATAGACCTCCATTTAATCTCTAAATATTTATTATTACTTATGTTGACAGGATAAGTTATATCTGGGTTTATTTATTTAAAGTATTCAATATAATACTGGAACTTTATAATAATAACTGACCATAAATAGGTGAAAAAGGAGATTTAAATACAATGCTAACGAATATACGTAAACGGCAATATGAGTTGAACGCATCATACAAGTCTAATGGCTCGTTTGCCAGACTATATGATATGGTTTATGAAACTCATGATATGAATAAAGCAGATATGCTTTTTAAAAATATTCTTGAAGTGGACTCTAATCATGATATGGCAATAATGAAATCGTTGGATCTCCTAGTTGAGTTGTACAACCATGTACCACCTGCGGAGGTCAATCGTGAACGACAAAAAGTATTGGAGTCTATTACTAAAGTAAGAGATGCATCTCAATTCAAAGCATATCTTCAAAGAAAGATGGCACTCCATAAAGGACGTCTTAAAAATAAAATCAATAAGAAGATAAGCGATGCTTCTGAAAAGATTAAAGATTTAACCGATAAAGCAGCTAATGGGGTAAAGGATGCTTTAGGTACTAATGCTCCATCTGAAGATCAAGCAACCACTGCTCAAATGGAAACTTTAAATATGGCTCTTGAGTTGGCATGTGAAGTTGCTACGTATGACCGCATCATTTTCAATTATGAAAAGATCAGTAAGCGTTTTGATTTAGATAAAATTGTACTTGAAAATGTATTAACTGCAGATGATGCTAAAGTTAATGCAATTAAAGTTGCAAAACTAATCGATACTTACAATATGAGAGATATTCAAAAGTTCAAGATTGCAACTGAAGAATATCTTTACGTATTAACTAAGAATGGTTGTAAATATGAAATTGGTTCTGTAGTTGAAGCTATGAAAGATTACTTCCTAATCAACTCTAGTGACCCAACTGCATTTACTGCTGTACTTGAAAGTACTTTAGAAGAATTATCTAAATATAATCCTCTTTCTAATAGTGATATTGGTAAGATTGTAAAGAGTACAATCATTGAAGCCGATCCTAAAGAAGTTATTGATCTAGGTAGTAAGAAAGTAGATCTATATATTGGTCAATTTAGATTCGATAAAGGGTTAGATTGCTTTAAGTTATTATTAAAGAATATATATAATGATCTAGGGTTAGATGTATATATTGACTCTATTGAAAATATCATTCTTACTCTAAAATCTATTAATACAGATCTAACTGAATATGCTAATATTCTAGTAGACTTTAATAATAAAGTATTAGAAGAAAAAAGTAAAGATAAGTTAGATAAACTTATCTTAATTGCTTCTCTATATGCTAAATATAAAGAAGATCTAAATATGGATAATGATGAAGCTTTGGCTACTAAATTTGATGACTTCATTTCTACTGTAGAATCGATCAGCACTGATACTACAAAAGATAAAGAAGTTAATGTAGCTGCATTATCTGAAAAATTAGATATCATGAATTCTGCGATGGAAAATATATACAAACGTAATCTAATCGAATGCGTAGAAGATTCTATTGATAGATATGATACTCAAACTATTGTAAATATTGCTAATATAGCTAAACACAATCCTTCTCTGTTAGATCCAGAAGAATTATCTGCTGTATTTAAACGCCATCTAAGAGATTGCCGTGCAATTAAGCATAAAACTGCAGATGATTATGTACGAATTGATAATCTAAAAGATAAAGCTGAAGCATTACGACAATATAACGATAATGTAGAAGATTGCTCTATTATTGATCATAATAATGCTAATATAGATGAAGCTATTGCTCATCTTAAAGTGCTAGAAGGATATAGCAACTGTATTTATGACTTTGCTAAATATCCTACAGTGGTAAATGAAATGGATATCATTAATACTATTAAAGTTGCATCTCAAAAGATCAAATCTAAGATTGGTGAACTAGATGACAGCGTTGTCAATATTAGCCGTCAATTTGATGCTCAAATGGATCAACTAAAACGTATTATTGATAATAAAGAATTTGAATCTGAAAATAGAGAAGCAGTTATTGCTGGTAATATTCTCCCTAAGGCTAGCCGTATTGTTAAATTGGCTATCACTAGTGGTATTGCAGCATTAATCAACCCTGCATTATCTGTTGTTGTTATCTTAGGCTATCTAGGTATGTCTATGAAAGCTCAATCTAAGGAACGTAGAAAAGTTCTTGAAGAAATTGATATTGAATTAGAAATGACTAAGAGATATCTTAAGAAAGCCGAAGATGATAATCAATTAGAAAAACAACGTGAATTGTTAAAAATTAAGAAACGTCTTGAAGGTCAAAGAGCTAGACTTGCTTATAATATGACATTCAAACATGGCGAACACGTCTCTGGTAATAGTAACCGTGATGATGATTAATAAGGAGATAATATAGATGAATTTTTCGGAATATGTAGATTCTCTTTTAACATCTGCGGTATTTACTGAAGCAGATGATGATAAAGATAAAAAAAAGAAAAAAGATGACAAAAAGGAAGAGGAGGAAATTCCTCCTCCAGTTGTCGTTGATAATCCATTAGATTCTGATGATGAACCAGATGATCAACCTGAAGATTTAACTGATGGTGATCCTGATGCAGATGGTGATGGAGTTGATGATGATAACGAACCAGAAGATCTAGGGGAAGAAGATCCTAATGGCGATGATGAGCCTGAAGATCTATCAGATGATGAACCATCTGACGATGGGGAAGAAGATATCACTTTAGATGATACTAATGATAATCCTGATGACTTAGAGACTGGTGATGAACCAGATGATCTAGGTGATGGGGAGCCAACTGAAGATATAGATGGTGATGATACTCCTGATGATAATAATGATGGTGGAGTAGATGAACCTGATGATTTATCTGGTGATGACTCTGGATCAGATAATACTGATTCATCTAATGAACCCGATGATCTTGGTGGTGGTTCTGATAATATGGAACCTGATGATTTATCAGATGATGGATCTGATGGTGGCGATGATACTGATTCTTTAGACAGTGGAGATGGAGATTCTCCTGATTCTGCTGACGGAGATACCGGTAATTCTTCTGATCCATTAGATGGATTAGAAAATGAAATCTATGATGATTTAACTGATGAACAAAAAGCCATCAGAAATAAAGAATTGAAAGACAAATTTATAGAATTATACAATCTAATCAAATCTTTCAAACAAAAAGTTGAATATGTCAATAAGAATAGTGATAATATGCAAATCATAATCAGAGTATCTAATGCTTTAGATAAACTAGCTGATATGACTTTACATTATATCACTAAAACTTATCATACTAAGACATATATCGAAAATAAATCTGACTTTTACTATGCACTTTGGTGTTTAGATCGAATTGTAGTTCTAATTGAGTCTATAGCACCAGAAGAACCTGTTAAAAAGTAAATGGTATAGAATTATGAGATATAACAATATAGTAAATATTTTGGTGTCCCTATAGATACCTAATATAATAAAAATAAATTGTACATCCCGAAAGGAGAAAATGATTATGCCAGTTGTAGGTGAATCTCGCGCTGACGTAGTTATGGGTCGTGGTTATGTGACTCCTGCTACTCGCCAATACGCTACAGCTATTCGTGAAATGGCTGAAGATATTCAGCACGAATCTGGTTCCGAATTCTTTACCGACATGCGTCGTATTATGATGGATCCAACTTGTGTTGAAACTGTTAAAAATTTCTTTACTGAAAATTCCGCTGATGCTGAAGAATATACAGCATTAGGTAATCCAGATGGTTATGCTGACCATATGGCAATGATGGAAGCTCAATTCGACAATGACCGCAATGCGTTCTTGGAATCCTCTGCTTTGTCTGCATACAATCCAGTTATGGGTCTTGTATTTCCATTGCACAAAAACTTGTTGATGAACAACGTCTTCGATAAAGGCGCTATCAACAAAGCAGTTGCTAAGACTCCTAAGTTCACACTTACAATGAAAATTCGTAAGTTGGTTACTCCAGAAGGTCGCGAAATCGACATGTTCACTCAACAAAATGAAATGTTCGATGCGATCCAATCTGCAGCTCCTACTAAAAACGTAGTAGTTGGTTTGCCATTGAACCCTGGTGATGACTCCAAACAAACTGAAATTCGTAAAGCTGTTTTCGGTGCTTCTGGTCTTGTACCAAACATTGATAACTTCTCTATCGAATCTGCAGTAACTCATGTAATCGTATCTGCTATTCCTAAAGCTGGTATGATGAAAGAAGATACAGCAACTCATCAATTGAAACCAGTTGAACAAACTGAAATCACTGCTGGTACTGCAATTGAAGTAGCTCTTCCTATTCAAGAATGCCGCTTCGACCCAAGCTATGGCGAAATCGATCGTCAAATGATGACTCGTTTCTCCGTTACTTATGAAGCAACTGCAGGCACTCCTAAAACTTTGGAAGGCATTTTATCTGGTTTCATGAAAGACAATAAATTCATGCTTTACTGCTCTGATACAGCTGTAACTAAAGTTGTATTGTCTGTACGTCGTGATACTTCCTCTGCAATGCTTAATACTTGCTCTGTACGTTGGGATTCTCAAACAAACATCGTGGAAATTCCTGATGCATTCCCAATCAATACACCAATCAGCCCTGAAGAAGTAAAAGATATTCAAGCTCTTTATAACGAAGATCAATTGACTAATATCCTTTCCTTGTTCAAAACAGCTTTAGGTACATGGAAAGATGACAAAATCCATAAAGAATTGGATAATGACTTCAAAACTATGCCTATGGCTAACAAAATTGCTGAAGTATTTGACTTCGCTCCACCAGAAGGTTATGCATTGGATCAAGTAGAATACCGTCACAAAACATTCATGGATGCTTTGGACAACTACGCTCAAACAATGATCCAAGTATTGAATGACCCTAACATCACT